AACGAGGGGGTGGTGACCCCAACAATATCAGTCATAGTCTTGTTCCATATTTTGTGCGGCTTCAGCAATGAAACCGTTTGTAATCATAAGCCCCCGGATAATCCCGCAGGCGTATTTATAGTCCCCATGGTCCTTTGCAGTTCCACGAGCGAGGTCGCCGCTAAGCACGTCAATCTCATCTTGTATCTTTTTTGACAGGTACGTCAGTAACTCATGGGTCATTCATTCTCCTTAGGCGTTGCTTGGTTAGGAACGGGTTGTTCACGTTGGAAGGCTTCGCGGGCTACTTCGATACCCATACGGAGTCCTTCCGCTTCCTGCTTAGCTTCCATTTGTTGTTTGGAAGTGGCAAGTTTTGCGCCGACATTTAGGCCAGCTATTTCTTCCTGAGACTCGATGCGCATCTGCTCGAGCTCTAGGCGGTCGTTCTTTTCAGCCGCATCAATCTGCAGTTTCTGACGTTTAAGCTCGAGTTCGCCCTTCTTAATCTCCAGTTCTTGCATCTGCATTTGGACGATTGGGTCCTGCTGCATCTGTTGGTTCTGCTGCTGTTGAGCTTCGGCTTGGTTCTTCTGTAGCAGTTGTTGTCCTGCTGCAGCTGCCAGACGGGAGACAGCCAGCTCGGTGTTCTCATCCATCTCAGCGTTAGGTGGTGGTAGTGGTACACCAGCCTGTTCTTCGATTTGTTTGCGATACGCGAACGCAAGGTGTTCCGCGATGTGTGCCTGCATAGCAGCCTGCATAGCCTGCGCGTTGGGGTTCTGACCCATAAGCTGCGCAACCTTGGGGTCTTGCATAGCTGACATATGCACTGCGATGTGCGCTTCGTGGTCTTGGTAGAGGAACGCCTTGACTGGCTTGCCGTTGATGACGTCCATGTTCTCAGACACAGGGTCACGCGGCTTCATGTCGTCACCGTCTTTAAGTGGGACGAGCTTGTTAGCGTTCTTAATACCCAGCACCTCAAGCATCTGACGGTGTAGGTACGGCAGGTCATAAATATGCGGCGCGCCTTGAGCCAACTGGATAACTGCCTGATACTGCACAATTTTCTGCGCCATTGTCGCAGCGTTGGGGTCAGATACTGGGATAACTTCTACATTATCGTAGTCAGACTTCTTGGCCCGACGACCACCTTCTTCTGGCTCGTAGCTGTACGAGTCTGGCGTGTAGTCGCGGATGATGCCCTTAAGAAGCTGGAACTCGCGCTTCATCGCATAGTGGACACGTGCCTGCACGGCACTCATCATCTTCAACGTACGCTCGAGAATAGCCAGCGTGGTGCCCACAGGAGCCTGTGCAGACATGTCAGACACCTTCATGTCCGCCATACCCGCGAAGCGACGACCCTCGTCTACGATTGTGTTGAGGAGCGTGTAGAGCACTTGGCTTGGCTCTTTATACGGCAGCGGCATGATATTGTCGCGCATCGTACCCGACGCTACGTCCACATCGCGCCATTCCGCAGGGCTTATAGGTGTGTCGTCTCCCTTGACACGCAAGCCCTTAGTTTTAAATCCGCCCGGTAGATTAGATAGAGTACCAGCATCGACAAGCTGACGAATAAGGCTGGTACCAGACTTAGCAAAAGCACCAATAAGGTGAATAAGGCCAAAAGCGTAGAAGCCAAAGCCCGGAACGTACGAGTAGTGTACGAAGTGATTGCGCTTAAGCTTTTTCTTGTCATCTGGGTTCCAATTCCGGCGAATAGAAAGGACCGTTTCGGTCTCTTTATCTATGGTAACGACGTATGGCAGCGCGATTTCAAGGTCATTTTCTTCCTTGTCGCGGTATTTATCGTCCTCAATGACGATATCGACGTGCATTTCTAGCAGTTTGTACCGGTCATCGGTCTCTGCACGGAAGCCGAGTTGTTCTGAAATCTTCTGCTCTACCTCATCCATCGAGTTGACAGGGTCTGGTAGGTCTACATCACGGTAAAAACCCGAGGCTTGGAGCTTGCGAAGCTCGTTCGGGGTCTTCCGCATCACATGGGTGACGCGTTCAGCGACTTCCAAGCTGGACGCGCCATAAGGCACAACTACGTCTTCCGCAGCCACATACATAGATACCTGACGACCGAGTGACGGGTCGAAATACACCTTCTTGAACGCGTTACCTGCAAGGCCCAACCCCCACAGCATGCGCTCATGTTCGGGGCGATACTCGACCATCACATCGGTCAACTGGTAATTCATGTCTTCTTGGACGCGTGCAGCGGCGTCCTTCTTCTCTGTGGTCTCTTTACCGATAATCTGCGTACGTACCGGCCCTTGGGCTGGGAATGTCTCGCTCATAGTCTCGGCTTGGAACTTAACTACAGCCTCAGACAGCAGTGGGTGATGCACACCACATGCGCCGGGCCAAGGCTCAGTCCGGTCTTCGACCTTCATACCAAGCAGCTCAAGGCCATCTACGTATGTCTGTATCCAGTCCTTGCGGCTACCAATATCTTCGTCAAACTCACCAAGCAGGTCGCCAGCAAGCTCTGTCAGCACGCTTTCGTCCAAGTCTTCGGCCAAGTTGTCGTTAAAGTCGCCCTCGTCCTCGCTCGGGTCAATCTCAATCTCAAGCCCGTCAATGTCAATCTCGACACTCTCAGGGTCTTCAATCTCAATCTCAATGTCAGGACCAGCGTCCATCTCCATCATCGGAGACATACCTAGCGGGGCTTGGTTAAGCGACTTATCAATATCCATTTACTTGGCTTTCTTTGTAGCGGCTTTAACCACTGTCTTGGCGACTGATACCGCTGGTGATACCACTGCAGCTACTTCGGCTACGCGAACTGCGGTTTCCGCTACGTCCTCAATGATGTCGAGTACGTTTTTCTTCTTCTTTTTCAATGCGTTAGTTGACGCAATAGCGTCCATATACGGTACGCCCGCTGCACGTGCTTCGTTGAAAGCTGTGCGCTGCTCATCGTCCCACTTGGACCATTGAGTTTTGCCGATTGGAAAAAGTGCCTTGACCATTATATTAACTTCCTTTGCTTTGCCGGATTACCGTCGTCGATTATGATGCCGCCCGATGCCTTAAATAGTGCGTTTATACCGTGGGGTTTAAGCTTCCCCTCAGGAGTGTGGTACTTATACTTAGGGTCAGATTTGCGGTATGGGTCTATATCCCGCGCTTTCTCTTTCACCGTAGGTAGGCCGTATTTTGCGCCTTCGTTAAAGGCGTTGCTAATGAAACCCAAAAACTGTTTGTTCTTCGGGTGTAAGGCAGCGTTTTGGTGTGCTTTCATAGCTTTGGCGTAGTCAAAACCTGTTTTACCTGAGTCCAAACTACGGCCTAGACCGTTCCATACTGCTTCAAATGGTACTTTTTTCTTAGTGGCTATACGCTGAGCATAGTTAAGCATACCTAAATAGTCTTTTTGCCATTCAGGTATATTATACCGGTCAATTTTCTTGCGGAAGTCTAAATCAGGCTTAGCTTCTGGCCTAAAAGTGTTAAACCCAGCATCCGGGCGTCCTTCCTTTAGCACCATTGCAGCGAACTGTTGTGGACTTACAGACGGCAAACCTAGTTTTTGAGCCGCCCCCGATAGCCGCGCAAAGGCGTACATTTTCTTAAATTCTGGTGCTGCTGTGCGCGACTTACCTTTTAAATCTGTATGCCAATAACGCACATCCGATTTTAACGGTGACCCGGCATCGAACCGGGCCTGCGGCAATGTCTCAAGGCCCCCACGACGTTCGTCTGCGCGGTATACAGGGATGCGCTGTGGCAGTGATTTTGGTAGGGTCGAACGCCGAAAACCTTCCAGTGGGACCTCTTCCTGAGCCTTGTACCTATCAGCTGTATACTCGTAAGGAAGCTCCGTAGGTCCGTAGTCAGGGACATACGCCCCCAAACCCTTACGGATAGGGTCTAGGATATAGTCATCCAAAGCGCCTGTGGCACGGTTATATAAGTCCTCAAGCCCAGCCATCAATAATACCCCTGATTGCGATTTGACCTAAAGTACACGATATCTTCGGGCTCGTCTAGGTTCGTAGTCACGTATCCACCACGCCTAAACCTGTGCAATGCCATAGACACCGTATCGACATAGTCATCGTTCGAACCTGCGGGAAATTCTGCAACTTCATCAATGACTTCCTCGGCCCAGCGCGTACCCGGTGCCCACACACGACCAGAGGCAAATATGTCTGCAACGCCGTTCAACCGGCTAATCTTGTCGTTACCCCGCGTCGGGGTGAAGTCCTGCACCGGTATGCCCATAGCCCGCATCTCGTAGATGAGCGGGGCACCTGATGCCTTTTTCTCGATGATGACCCCGTCTGGTTGCCACTCTTTATACTCTTCGATGGCCACACGTTTAAGCTCCGGGAACTCCATGCGGTCCCTGAACGCGTTAAGTAGTATGATGTTAGCCTGCGTCTCACCATTGTCGTCAGGGTGGTAGAACACACCCCATGTTGTGCACGCTGAATAGTCGGCACGGCTGGTTTTCTCGAACGCCGTATCCCACACCTGCAGCACAAAGTCACAGCTTGGCGGGTTATCGCTCTCCCACTCACGCCACCATTCACGTTTCACGATGGCGGCGCTTTCACTTACTGGGTTCTGCTGATACTGCGCCATCCACTTGCTGTTGGGGACGTCGCGCCTAACTTTCTCAAGCTCGGTTAGCTCCCAGAACTCAGGCCACAGCGGGTTGCCGCTGGGTAAAATGGCTGGAAATTCAATGACTTCCCACTCGTCGAGGCTGTTATTAGCAGCTGCATCTTTCAATATCCGCCCGGTCAGGTCGCGCTTCGACCAACGCGTCATCACAACAATAATGGCACCACCCGGCTGGAGACGCTGACGCGGACCAGATGTATACCACTCATATGCTTTATCGTAGATTTCCGGGTTGACTTCCGCCAACGCAGCTTCCTGCTCCGAGTGCGGGTCATCAATGATGAGCACGTCAGCACCTTTACCAGTCACCGCACCGCCCACACCGATAGCGAAATAATCACCCCCTTTCGATGTATTCCAGCGGCCAGCCGCCTTAGAGTCTGCAGCTAGCTTCAGGTCTGGAAATGTCTCGTGATATACTTCTGTATCAACCAAGTTACGGACTTTACGTCCGAAGCCTACGGCCAGCTCGCCTGTGTGCGAGCACTGGATGATTTTCTTGTGAGGGTTGAGCCCGAGGAACCACGCAGGGAGCAGGTAAGAGGCGAACTCCGACTTTGTGTGTCGCGGTGGCATATTAATAATGAGCCGTTTGCACTCACCACGAGCAACGCGTTCGAAGGCGTCTGCCATTTTTGCATGGTGCCTACCTCCTATGAATGTCGGCCATACCTGTTCCACGAACTTCAGGAACCGCTTACGCGCTAAAGCCTGCGTCTTGAGCTTCTCTAACTTGTCTAACTCAGCCAGCAATACCTCCTGCTCAGCTGCGGACAGCTTGGGCAGTATCTTAGGTATATCTTTGAGCGAGATGTTCATTCCGATATTGCCTCATCTTCGCGCACCCAGTCCTCGTACTTTTTCCCCCAGTAGTTGTTGTAGTGGTTCGACTCGTACAGCTTCTTCATCTCATCGGTGTAACCGGGGATGTACACTGCCGACTCCTCGGAGGGCTCAGCATAAGTACGCAGCCACCATCCAATGCGCAGCTTCTTAGTGCGCCTACTCCAGCGAACCTCAATGCGCAGACGACCAAACATCATCTGGCAACCGACCGAACCTCCGTCATT